CATTCAAAAAAATATATTTTATTATTCTTTTTTCTTTTTCTCTTTTTCTTTTTCTCTTTTTTTATTTATTTTTCATTTTAATATTCTTCATCTTCTTTAATTACTATTTTTTCTTTTTTATCTCCAATATCCTCTTCTTTTTGTTCCTCTTCTTCTTCTAATTCATCATCATCATCTAGTTCATCACTATGTAATTCATCTGGCAATTCTTCATAATCAGTGCCGTTCCATTTCACATTTTTACTATTAAATAACTTATTCATATTAATTACTTCTGGTTTATCGACTGATGCAATTCTTGAAAACAAAGTATTCACTTGAATATCATCTCTAAAACGTGCACTGTATTCTTGTTGAATATTGTTACGACCAATTCGTCCTAATGCCTGTATTATTTTCTCTTGAGTGAGTTGAATATCCTTGCTTATATATCCATGACAAAACTGATAATTGGTTCCATAAATATAATCACTATCCGCAATAATCAAATATAACTTTTGTTGATCCGCTAATTTTTTCATAATCTCGGTATATGCACTACTTTTATGTTCAGTAAATACACCTATTCCAAGCAATAATAAAATTTTCCAACTATCCTCCACATCTTTAAGTAACATAATAGATATAATAGAATCTTCTTCAATATTGCTTGTAAACGAACCCGTTGTATTTAATCCATTTGCCCATTTCGCCAAGTGAGAAATGCGATTTGGTATAAACATATCGTCTAACGTCGCATTTTTGGCCATTGATTTTAAATTATCAATGTCATCTCTCAGTTTTACAATTTTTCTGTCTTCCGTTTTATTTAACATTTTATTGGCTATTTTTGATTTGTCTTTTCCATTTTTTTTACCCATAAGACTATTCGCTTGTCTAGAATGGTCACTTGAACTTCCGGCTAATTTAGATGCCATTTTCAATTCTTCGAATTCCAATTCTCTTTCCAATTCATCTATTCGGTTGTTTATTTGATTGTTAAATTCAATCTTTTCCATAATATCTCTCATTACAATTGCCGGAATATTCGCCTGTTGGATACAAAACTTGGCTATTTTTTGTAAATCGTTCGCAATAAATATAGTCGGACCATCGGTTAATGTATACGCATCTTTTGTAGTTATATAAACACCTGAACTACCTGATGGCTCTTCCACTTCATTCGGCAAACTAACACTACGAGAAATCATTTCGCCCGATTTATTGATTGGATTGCCTTTTGAATCCACTGTATTATTGTATTTTATTCTACGAGTTCTATTTAGTTTAAAATAATTATACACAATACTCCATGACGTTGGTATTATATTTTTTAATAATTTAAGATAATATAATTTAATGCTTTTCATATCAATGTCATCCACTGATGCAAAATTTCTCGCAAATTTGGAAGATGCCTTGTTATAATTATTCGTTTCCACATAATAAATAAATTCAGACGCTTCCCGTAAATCAAAATACCTCAATAATGTCAAATTTTCCTCACAATGAGTAACGACATTTAACACTTGTTCATAATCTTCGTAAAGATAATGAGGCATAACTACATACCCATTATTGTTAATAAGAGGAATGGTTTTACGGCAATCATGACTAACAATATTATTAATAATCGCATTCGGAAACTTTTCTTTAAAATCCGCAATGGTTTGTGTTAATTCGTGTAATTTAGGCAACGTTGCCGAAGACAACACCATATTTGGAATGATATTTTCTTTCCAATTTTTCTTAATGATATTATGTAACGCATGGTTTTCATAATCCATCGTGATTGTGGGTTCATCCCAATAAGTTACAATATTATGAATATCATTAAAGGAAGTCATATAAAACATGGCGGGTAAATAAGAACGAATATCGCAAATAATGATTTCTACTTTATCTCCAACCGTATTATCTACTTTTCGAATTCTTCCATTTTTATCTCTAGAACATTCGCTTACGGAAAAGTAATGTAATCGAACATCTTCGGCAGATGAACACCCAAATGCGAATGCAATGCGTTTATTCATGGAAACCGCGGAACGTGCCAAAGCTAGCCCAACATGTCTTGCTGCACAAACAAATATTACTTTGTATCTTTCAGATAAACCGAGAGGAGTTAATGTTTTTCCAGTTCCCGTTGGAGCAATATATAAGATGAGTTTAGGTCTAGGCGATTTAATGGATGTATATATTTCTTTTTGGTGGTCATATAGCGACAAATCACTGTATTTTAATAGATTGCGATTTTTCTCAATAAAATCAAAGGAATGTTGAACAATAAACAATAAATTTACTTCGTTTTCGTATTTTTGAATAAATGTTTGGATAATTTCCTTCAAATATCTATTTACTTTTTCTACATTGTTTTGCAGAAGTTTACGAATAGTATAATAATAGTATATCCATTTTTCGTTATTTGCGTGTTTGTATTCCACCATTTTTTCCAAATAATTGTATAAGATAAATTCATACATATTTATGTCATTCTCAAATGAAAGATTTGACAAACGAATTTGGTCACCACTTTTTAATTTCACAATAGAGGCTACATTTATATAATAATCGTTATCTTCTGTTTGTTGTTGTATATTTTTTGGTTTTGCACCGAAACGAATAAAGGAAATATTATATCGTTCAACCAATGTTTTGATTTTATTTGCGAAGAATTTAATATATAGAAATTCTTCAATTTGAGGATTGTATTCTATCTTTAAATAAGTAAAGATAGAATCCGTTTTATTGGTCTTTAAATGAACATTTGAAAATCCATTTACAATAAGTCGTAATATTTCTAGTTCATCTTTATGAACCGGGATGTCAATGCTATCCCATTCGGATTTCGTAGGTTTGCGTTGTTTAAGATCCATTTTATGTAAAACGTGTACTATAATATGTATTTATTTCTTTAAGTTCTTTTTTATGTTTCAATTTTTTACAGGGAATTAAAAAATCTCAATAATTTAGAGCAAAGTTTCCGACCTATTCATTGTAGTGATTCCAAACGAGAAGTGTTTTATATCAAAGAAAATAATGAATGGCAAAAAGAAAAAGAGGAGAAACCTATTTTAACATAATCAATAATGATGGGGGCGTACGGGGGAGTATCCCCCCCGTAAAAAATTGAACATTTTATTGTTAGTTAGCTGTCATACAAATCATAAAATACAATGACTGAAATAAACGCAATGACGAAAATGAATGCAAGAATTTTTATTCCCCGTATGAAGTTGAAACATACGGAGAGTTCTGTGAGAAATATAATGAAATATTATAATGTTGGAATTGTAAGCTCTGTAATAATGTTTCCGATATATTTTAAAAATACGTGTATAATAGATCTAAATTTTGTGTCCGCTTTTGTTGAATTTGCCGAAATAGGAGATGACGCTATATGGAACCAAATTGTTTCGGGGGAGACATTTACACTAAATAATATAAGTGACACAAAAGAATTTTGGATTTGTATGAAAACTAGTGCAAAGCATTACAAACATTATGTAAGAAATAATAATAAAAGAAAGAAATTATATGATAATACATTTAAAGATAAGATAGAATCATTAGAAGAAAAAGTGTTAGCTATTGAAACCAAGTTAAATGAAGATAAAATAAAAGTATTAGAAGAAAAAGTGTTAGTTATTGAAACCAAGTTAAGTAACCTTGAATGTGATTTGGATAGTTGTGATGTGTTAAAGTATAGATAAATAATATTTGAAATAATATTTGAAATAAAAAATTAGAATTTAAATACAATAAATGTTTAATTAGTAAACAAATGACAATAAAACATTTAGTAATAAGTGGAGGCGGTCCATTAGGATTAAGATATTTGGGCGCATTGGAAAAATTAGAGCAAAGTGGGTTTTGGAAATTAGAAAACATAAAAAGTATTTATTGTACATCCATAGGTTCCATAATAAGTGTTTTTCTTTGTTTGAAATATGATTGGGAAACATTAAATACATATATAATTGATAGACCATGGAATGATGCATTTAAAGTAAATGCAAAACAAATTTTTGATTCTTACTATAATAAAGGGTTATTCAATATAAAAATATTTGAGACAATATTTAAGCCATTATTTCAAGCGAAAGATTTGGAATTAAATATAACTCTTCAAGAATTTTACGCGTTTTCCAATATAGATTTACATATTTTTTCATTTGAATTAAATCATTTTGAAACAGTGGAAATATCTCATACAACGCATCCGAATATCGGTTTATTACAAGCAATTATGATGTCATCTGCATTGCCAGGAATATTTATGCCCGTTATATTAGAAAACAAATGTTATATAGATGGAGGTGTAATGTGTAATTATCCAATCAATTATTGTTTAAGAGATAATGAAAATAAAGATGAAATATTAGGTATAAAAAGTTCATTTGATATAAAAGATGCTATTTTTAAAAATGCCGAAGTATCCAATGAGTCATCTTTGTTAGAATATGTCATATGTATAACGATAAATGCGATGAATTTTATAAGAGATACTGTTCCGTTACAAAATATTGAGAATACGGTAAAATGCAATATATCTAAAAATCCATTGACATTGGATTTTATTCAAGAATCTATTAAAAGTCCTGAATTAAGACGTGAATGGATAAAAATGGGGGAAGAGGATGCTATTGCATTTTTGAATAAATAATGTTTGTTTTTTTAGAGAACGGTTTGTAAAAATTGTTCCATAGTAGATTTCGTAACTTTTGCGTCATACTCAATAATTTTATTGTCTTTAAGTAATTTAACGGTTGGATAACCTTCAATGCTATATTTATCCATTAATTGATTAATTTCGGCGGTTTCGTTTGTGCAATTGTATTCGGCAAAATGAATAATGTATCCATTTACATTTTTTCCTTCATATTCTTCTTTTAATGCTTCCCATTCCGGTTTCGCCGTTTTGCAATAAGGACACCAATCAACATAAAATAACATTAATGTGGCCGTTTTGTTAGTTGTTGAACTATCCGTTTCGTTTTCTCTATTGGCATGAAACAACGTTTTTGAATGGGCGTATTGTTTATAAGTATAATGAGCAAAAAGAATGACGGCGAGTATAAAAAGAACGATAAGTCCAACTTTCCAAGTCATAAATTGGCTAAATCGTTGCATAAGTGTAAGGGTTCCTCCCGTCTTTAATACTTCGAAACTAGGGGAATATTTGGATGTAGGTGTAGGAGGTCTAAATTGTCTTAATGAATTGTTCATATATAATATATAATAAATAAGAATAATTTATAAAAGATGTTTTAAACGAATTCAGTTACAGGGGGCTTCCCTTCGGGACCCCGTACGCCCCCATATCAAGGAACTGTCTCGAAGCCCTCTTCTTTATTCTTTATTAGCGAAATTTATGAAAAAGGGAAACAATAAGAACAACCAAAAAAGCAGAAAATATATAACTAGATAAAATATTGGTTTTAAGTGGGTTCCATTGGCTATTATCTTTCCAAAGATAAATATTAAAGTTATTTGCGAATTTGTTCGTTTGAAGAGTATTATAATATAAAGTGTATCCTAAAAGGACAATAATAATGAATTTTCCAATAGAAGATAATAAAAATGAATGAAATGGCATAACCATAAATAGCACAATAAAAATAACAGATAACCCAAGACACAAGCATACATTTTGCGTCGCTTTTGAAAATTCAATAATCATAGGGGTGGAAGACATAGTTAAACTATATTTATATTATATTTTTTATGTTTATATATAAATGACAAATACGCGTAAATATAGAGGCAATCGTAAAAAAAAAACGGCAAAACATAGAGTTTTTAAAAAGGGGGATTTTTACTCAGGGGATGGTTTTTTAACGACAGTTTGGGGACCCGCTCAATGGCATATGTTGCATACCATAAGTTTTAATTATCCGGTAAATCCAACTTTAGAGCAAAAAAAACAATATAAAGATTATGTGCTTTCTTTGCAAAACGTATTGCCTTGTGGAGCGTGTCGAAAAAATTTAAAGATGAATTTAAAACATATGCCGTTAAAAATAGAACATATGAAATCAAGAGACAGTTTTTCTCGTTACATATACGAATTACATGAATTGGTAAATAGAATGCTTAAAAAAAAATCCAATTTATCTTATTGTGATGTGAGAGAAAGATATGAGCATTTTAGAGCTAGATGTGTTGATGAAAAGCCAAAAGTATTTTATAAACCTGTAAAATATTCGGATATAAAAACTAGAAAAAAAAGGGAAAAAGGTTGCACAGAGCCTCTATATGGAAAAAAAGCTCGTTGTATATTAAATATTGTGCCACAAGAAGAAAAAGGACAAAGTATACAAATAGATAAAAAATGTATGAAACATAGAGAATAATTACACCGACCGAAAAGAAAACTTTACAAGTTATAATTTATGGTTTATATATTCTATAACTATGCTTCAAGTAGTTTGTTAAACACAGTGCCTTAAGTTCTCTAAGTTCTTTGACAATCATTTTTGCAAATACTTGTTCCAATGCTATTTTTTGCTTTATATTGACTATTGTAAACATTTGTCGGTATAGTATACCCTTGGTCATTATTGGGAACACATTCAAATTCTCGTTTGAAATTATCTTTTTCCATAATTCTTGTGCTTTTATAATTTGGAAATGGAATTTCTGTATTTGCCTGTGGATTATTCGGTAAAATATATGCATGATTTTGTTGTAAATCTCTTGCCGTCCATGCAGGCATTATCGCTCTACTTTGCTCGGTTGTTAAAAATGTATCACATATAGGATAATCTATCGGGGAAGCATATACCGTTTGTCGTTTGTATTTACTTTCATCAATACAATCTCTATTTAATTGCTTATCTATTCCTAAAAGAGAACTTTGAATATCAATGGAATGTGTCCATAAATTGCCTCCCCATTTTTGAGGAATTATCTGAGGGTCTAATGCAAAACACGGTTTGTCACCATTTCCCGGAACATCTAAATACCATCTTTCTTGGTCGGTTTGTTGTTGAAGTTGTCTTATGATTCTTGCTTCGTCATCGTGAAATCTAGTAAACGCCATTATTATATATCTTAGATAAGAAAAAAAATCATATTTTACACCATGCTCCAACCATAAATAGTAGGACTAGTTGTCTGTATTGCCGTAAATACATGACTTACTACATCTAAATTTTTACTTGGTTCGGGTGAAATAGTTCCCGTAAAAGAATAAATTAATTGATTATTGCTTGCCATGACTTTTAAATTCGTATGATTTGTATTTGTGATTAAAAATTGTATACCAACATTATTGGATGTGATTTCCGGAAGAGTTGCCGTAATGACAACTCCGTTAAATGTATTTGCATATGTTGAATGAGATGTTAGGACTTGACTTGTTGTAAAATAATTTGTGCCATAACGAATAGAACCTGTATATATACCCCCCGATACAAATAAGTTTCCATAAATAAGGGCATCTTCCGTAATTCCTATTCCCGTATATCCATCTGCCGACATGGGAACCCATTGAGAATCTCCTTTTTCCCCGGTGGGTCCCTGGTTTCCTGTAGGTCCCTGGCTTCCTGTAGGTCCCTGGTTTCCTGTAGGTCCTTGGCTTCCTGTAGGTCCCTGGTTTCCTGTAGGTCCTTGGCTTCCTGTAGGTCCCTGGTTTCCTGTAGGTCCTTGGCTTCCTGTAGGTCCCTGGTTTCCTGTAGGTCCTTGGTTTCCTGTAGGTCCTTGGTTTCCTGTAGGTCCTTGGTTTCCTGTGTGTCCGGTAGGACCTGGGATTTCTTGACAATTGTTTTCATTATAACAAGGATTAATTACATATAATTGTTTACATTCTGACCCATATTTATTTTCACATTGTTTTTTAGAATTTATATAATCACTATAATTTTTAGAATATCTTGACATAACAATTAATATATATGAATATTAATTATTATTCTATATTTGCAATAATTTAACTAATCTTTCTTTATCTATATTATCGTAATTAAACAAATAATCATTTGCCCATTTAGTGTTTTTGTTAGTTGGTGAAATGTATAAATGTTGTTTACAGTTATTTCCAACAAATCCGTTTTCAATAAGAATAAATTCGGGTATAACGTAAAATATACTTGTATTTTTACAATGCAACCAATAGAAATCATTGTCTCCCAAATTATAGGAGCAATTATATTTTCTTCCATTGCTTTTGCTTAATGAAAAACCGAATGAATTGGGTTTGTTTTTACAAATAAAACCGACTTTTTCTTGTATTTTTTTATTTCCAATCTTGAAATCATAAACGGTTCCTTCAAAGCCAGGATAAGTAAATTCAATAAAATGTATCTTTTCTTCCCTTAATTTTCGATATTGTTGTTCTTGTTTATGTGTATCACTAGTAGGAGTATTTAGTATATCAAAAGGAAATGTAAGCATTATTTTATAAAAATGTCTCAATTTATCATTTATATTGTCAATCGTTACTTCACAATGATTGAATTTAGATTTTGCATATATTTTAATTGTTGTTAGTGTTTTGATATCATGAAAAGGAATTAACCACATTTTTTTATCTTCTAAACAAATGAATAATAGTAAAAAATTATCATAATTTTTATAATTAAGATTAAAATCATAATATCCTCTATTGCATTTTTTATAAGTACTTTTGACTTGAATGCCTAACCATAAATTATCGATTATATCTAATGGTCTTATCGCTATATCCGCTCTACAACCATCAAATGTTTTTTTACATTCAAACTGGTGTGTTATGCTTTTAATAAAGTATTGAATACACGCAAACTCTTGTTCAATTGAACTATTATTTTTGTCTCCACTTCTAAGTTCTTTTAATTTTACACTAGCATTTATGTTAACACAACTAGGACAAATAATGCCTTGGTTTAGAGCTACAAAATTTTTCCAAGAAACCGAATTCAAGTGTCCACATGAAGCAACATATTTTATTTTACTTTTATTGCAAACATAAGTCTCATTAAATTCTTCTTCAGTCATTGATATACTACACCCTTTGTCTAAAAGCATTTTTCCAACTGTTTGAAAGGTAGGTATTTCTAACGCACAAGCCCTACATTTAACGCCATGCTTCTTTAAAAAAAATTTGAATTGAATTGTATTTGGATGACCACAACTAGCAATGTAATTTAGCCGTTGCAATTGGTTTTTATACTCTGTATCTAATAAACGACATTTATTCAATTCAAAATTAGAAATTACTTGGTTTAATGTATATCTTGTAGGCATAATCTAATATATCTTATCAATTTGTCTTTAAGTCCTTTTTAGGATATATTAAATTTGGTATTGTAAGTATATATAATATAAATAAATAGGACATATTCGACTAGGACTATGTCATGGGCAGCGGCACTAAGCAAAGTTTTATCTCACCCAAACTAGCCACATTGTATTTCACAACAAGAGGCAAATCGTTCTCTAAATAAACTTCAATTTGTGGACATAAATTCGTACATTTAATAAAATAACTGAGATTTTTCAACGAAAATACTCCTTGTATAATTTTGGCGGAATCTTGTTTCAAGATAAATTTCATCGATTCATCGGCTTCCGCGCGATGAATTTCTGCCGACGCAAAATGTCCTTGACATTTAAAGATTAATTCACTTCCAACCGATTTAATTTCTAATTTATCTGAAATGCATGATAAATCTCGAATAATTTTTTGGAAATCTTGGGACGGAAGGTTAATAATGGATGAAAATTTTACGTTAGGAACTTCTAGCTCATCTTGTTCCGGTTCAATTAATCGTAACTTTTGTGTTTTGCATTGCTTAATATCTCCGTTTTCAAATTTTAATGCCAAATACGAAACAATGCCATCTAAATAATCGTTTGTCTCGATATAAATGGTTAATGTATCATCATTGTCAATGGAATTGATTAATTTAAATAAATGGAACATATTTACACCAATAATTATTTTTTCTTTTTTACATTCGTAAAATTCAAAATTAGAGGCGGCTAAATAAAGATGCACCAAAATAGTATGTGATTTATCCATATTAATAATTCGAATTCCATCCGGTTGAAAAGAAATATTGGTTTCTAAAAGAATATCTTTAAGTGCCGTCATTAGTGTGCGAAAAGGAGCTATTTGAACAGTTTTAATAGTTAAAACGTTATTATTGGTAGATGCGTTTGTATGAGACATTATATTTAGAATTAAACGCAACTCTTTAAATACTTATGTTTCTAAAATATTAAATATTATAAACATAAAAAAAGATTATATCTATTTGTAATATATTATATAAATATAATATAAATATAAAAACGCTCTCAAGATCTCTCGGTTAACATCCGAGTCCTCTATTCATAACATAATAAAAACAAAAATTCCACCTTATATACCTTTTGGGAAAGGTTTATAACGTAGTAAAACGAAGTAAGATCCAAAAAATAGAAAGTAGAAAGTACTTAGAGAAAATTATAAACTTTCGTCATCGAAAAAATAAAGGCAACTCCACAATACGCCATATAATAATATCTATATTTTTTATTCCATTCTGCATTATCATTTTTTTCTAAAACGTAATACATTTGTGCTGCATTCCACAAGGTAATAGCAGTGATAATATCGGCGCCATTAATGTCTCTTGAAATCAATGTCATATTAATATATATATATAATTGTCTTTATATATGTTTTATAATTATTTTGTTAGGCATTTATAGGTTGTTTTTTATACTTTTCGTCTTCCGTATCCATATTTTTTACGAGCCGTTTGTGCCGACTTATATCCTTTTGAACCCACTTTACAACCTTTTATAAGAATATCATAATCTACGGCGGCCGATTTTCCAGAAGTTAATGCACTTGCTAAACGAGCAATGCCCCATGATTGTGGGGTTTGGTTCGGTCTTGACCCAGATGAATAATAAGCACCTTCGCCTTTATTTATTATCTTTTTTAGAGCGGATTTAGAACAACCCGTTTTTATGGCCAATTCATTGGTTGCACCTATTTTTTCTACATGGTATTTGTTTTTGGCGTTTATAATATGAGAAGATGTTTTGGATTGAAATGACTTTAATGGTTTTCTTGTATAATATTTTCCCCGTTTATATAATTTTCTGGATTTGAATAACATATGCAATTGTCGTTTTTTATCTTTATATGTTAGTTTTCTTGGCAAATATCGCCTATTTATCTTTTGTCGTTTTCGCGTTTTATTCATATATATTGTATATTATTATTACTTAAAGACGAACAAAAATATATAATATATGGACGAACCCCTATTTTTAAAAATAGTCAATGAATTAATGGGAAAATACAAAGAAAATCCATATATGTATCAACGATTGGAAACGCATTTATTGAATTTACCGAATATTTTGGAACAAGAACATAAAAAATATGATGAACGAATTACCCGATTTAATGAACTAACAACAGAACAAGACCATTTTCATAAGGTTTTTTTAAGTAAACATCAATATTTTTACATGCCATATAATAATATTTATTACGAATATGATGGAAAAACATATAAAATTGCAAAAGAAGATGATATTCATTATAAATTATTGACAACCATAACAGATGAACAAAAATTAGTTCAGTGGAAACATAAAACCAAACAAACCATTATTAAAAAAATCAAGGATAGATTATTGCTTAAATCTACTCCAGAGACATATACTATACAAAATGTTCTTGGATTTTTACAAACGATTTTTCATAGTAAAACCGAAGCCAAATATTTTTTAACCGTAATAGGCGATTGTATCTTAAAAAAAAATAGTGAAAACTTATTGTATTTTGTTAGTTCTCATTTGAAACGATTTATATCCTTTATTGATTCCATTGTATATGTTACAACTGGGAATTCTATTATGAACCATTTTATTACAAAATATCATGATAGTCATAAATTACATTTATACCGTTTAATAAAAACAGATGAAACAATTAACTCATTATCTACTTATTTTATTAAAGATGCATTAAACAATATTGGAATTGATTTGTTATGTGTAGCGAGTCATTATTCTGAGAGATACAATAATTCCGATAATTATTTAAATTCGAAAGATGAAAAAGATATAAGAAATTATGTATTGTATTTTTCGCAAAAACCGTGTGAAACAATTATTGACGATTTTTTAGAACAGTGTATTGAAAAGGTAAATGTTGAGGAAACGGAAATGACTTGGAAAAACGTACATTACATTTGGAAACTTTATTTGTCTTCTATTTATATACCGAATATGATATATTCACAACAACTGCAAGACATATTGATTACAAAAATGAATTATAAAAATGAGGGCGGAAATATTGTGTTTACGGGGGTAACCAGTAAATACTTACCAAATGTGCGTTCTTTTTTGTCTTTTTGGGAAAAACATATAACGATTATCGATGAGGAAACAATGGAAATAGATGATGAATTTGAAATAGATGAATTAATTACTTTGTATAAAAATTCAGATAAAAAACTTTGTCAAATAACAGATATATCTATGATTAAAATGATTTGTCATTATTTTTCTCCACAAGTCGAAGTCATTGATAACAAATATGTAACTAACATAAGATGTAATTTATGGTCGAAACATGACGATATAAACGAGTTTTTGCAATCTTATAAATTACAAAATTCAAATATGAATGCGGATATAATTAGTTTTGATGATTTGTATCAATCGTATAAATTATATTTAAAAGCAAAAATGGTATTTGGGCAAAACGGAAATCCAATTATATCTAAACAATTTTTTGAAAAGTTTTTGACAAATCAATTGTCCGAATATATCAAATTCGATAAATTTGTTAGTTCCGAATGGTTAACAAACACATAAAATATGGTTGTCCTTAGGGTCTTTGTGCGAAGCGGTTCGGATCTCCTGCATCTGATAAGGGGGTCGAGGATCCCTGACCCCCGACACTGATACAGTGGGGAGCCAATAAATTAAATGTTTCTATATTTTTCACCATTATATGCGTAATAGGTGTTCTACATAATGCACATGATGGATTTCTATTACAACCAGTTGTAAATGTTTTTTTAATACATTGATTGCAAAAGGAATGTTTGCAATCAAGCACAACTTTGCTTTTGTTTTCTGGATGAATTGTTTCAAAACAAAAAGACATTGTTTCAAAACAAATAGGACATTCTTCTTCTTTTTCTTCTTTTTCTTCTTTTTCTTCTTCTTCGTCCATGGAAATAGAAATATTAAATCTTCTATTTTGTGGAGGTATAAGCCTATAAAATATTTCTGATAAAATAATTTCTTCATCAATGGATATAACATTTGTTACATCTTCTCTTATTATATGTGGATCTCTTTCATATATAATGCCTAATTGATGGTGAAGTTGCATTACATTCGGCATAATTTGATCTAACACATAATTGCTAGAAACCGTTTCCGGACTTATATTTTCTATATTATAAAACAAGTCATTATTGTTTGTCAATTCTTCTGAAATGTTCATCTTTAATACTTTTATTTAAACGAAGTAATAATGAAATAAAGAGACAAAAATATGTTTCAATTTTTTCAGGAAACCTTCCTTTTTTTAATCGATTTTTTCTATAAGGGTCTCAGACCCTGCAATTAGTTGGTCTATTCCACTATTAAAATCTGTTTGAATACTCCATCCTAAATCTTTCACTTTTTGATTACTAATATAATATCGTTTGTCATTAAATGGTCGATCTTCAATGTAAGAAATCCATTCCAAATAATTAGTGGTTTTCTTTATTTTTTGAATTAATATTTGTGCGATTTGCAAAACTGTATATTCATGATGATCATCACTTCCAATATTATATATTTCTCCAATTTTGCCTTTCTCTAAAATGAATTTTAGTGCAGAACATACATCATTGACATGTAAAAATGCGCGAATATTCGAGCCATCTCCTTGAATAGTAACTTTGTCTCCTCTAAACAATTGTTCAATAAATCTTGGTATTAATTTTTCGGGATATTGATTTGGACCATACACATTATTTCCACGGGTAATAATAATTGGCATTTTAAATGAATGATAATATGATTTTGCAATTAATTCCGCGGATGCTTTTGTGGCGGCATATGGATTTGTTGGACATAATATAGACCCTTCATGTTTTTTTTCTTCTTTTTCAGAAATCATCGATTCTCCATATACTTCATCTGTTGAAATATGTATAAATCGTTGTATTTTTCCCCATTTACGACAAGCTTCTAATAAAGTATGAGTTCCTAACACATTGTCTTGTGTATATTGCAACGCATTATTAAATGAATTTTCAACGTGTGATTGTGCAGCAAAATGAATAACTGTATCAATGTTGTAAATAGATAAAATATTCGATATTAAATCAAATGAACATAAATTTCCCTTTATCAAATGATAACGGTTAGAATGGCGAACATATTCTTCGATATTGTTTTCAGAAGCACAATAATACATTGCATCTAAATTAATTATTTCAACTTCATTGTTTTCACGGAAATAATAATTTACAAAATTAGAACCAATAAAGCCACAACATCCAGTAACTAACAATTTCATATATAATTCATTTATTTATTATTGTTTATAAATAACGCATTTTTTCAGGGAACCCTTCGGGACAGATAATGGGGCGTACGGGGGTCCCTTAGGACCCCCGTAATTATTCGTCAGTTTCCGAATCGCTATCATTTGGTTTGATATTTTTAGCAGTTCCTTGTTTTTTCTTAGGAGCTAATCCTTTTAATGTAGACACGCGTTTGTCTAAATTTTTTAATGTAAAATGAGTAGACGATTTATTAAAAAACAATGCAGGGATATCTTTAATTTCCCCCGTTTCTTTATTATAGGACACATCTTTTACTCGTTGTAATTTTTTTTTATCAAGACAATCTCTAAAAAAAACAATTAAACTATTATATTCCGTTTCCGTTAAATGTTGCGTCTCTTTATATTTATCGGCAAAAAACATTAATTTTTTTAATTTGGCTGTTTTGTCCAATTTACTCCAGGGTTCATTTGCATTTGTATTTTTTTCATTTTCTAAAAATTTATCTAAATCGGCTAAATCACTGGAAGATTTGCCATCTGGCCAAGAAACCCCATTAAGTAACATCGATTTATATTTAAGTGTTTTTAAATCATTACAATCTGTTTTTTCTTTGTTCATTTTATAATATATATTGTAAAGTTAATTTTAACTTAATTTTTTATAATATATTTTATTATGGAAGAAGAAATAAATAACGAAGAAGAAATAAATAATATAAATAATATAAATAATATAAATAATATAAATAATGTAAAAAAAATAACCATTGTGGAAGAAACAAAACTAACAAAAAAAATCAAAAATCAAAAAGAGAAAAAAAAGCGTGTAGAAACCAAAACATGGGGATTAAACGAAGAAACGTTGCATTATGAAATGCAATTTAAGTATTTGAATGATATGGATGAAAAGGATAAAGATGAAAAGGATGAATATGTATCCAAATTAAAAACACATATTAAAACGAAATTATGCAGTTACAAACATCAAGATATTTTAAAAAAAAAGTTTGATGAAACCCTTTTTGTTAGTTTTAACGAGACGATTCAATTGTTGAAAAAAAGTCAATTAAAATGTTGTTATTGTTCAGATAATATTTATATTTTATATGAGCATGTAAGGGAAAATAAACAATGGTCGTTAGACAGAATTAATAATGATATAGGACATAATAGTGGCAATTTAGTGATCGCTTGTTTGGAATGCAATTTAAAAAGACGAAGAACGAACAAGGATGCTTTTATGTTTACCAAAAATATGGTTATTGTAAAAACTTAATTTATGTAAAAAGGAATAGAATAATATATATGTTAGTATTATTTATGTATACATCCAAATGGAGTAATGGAGAACCATATTATAAAAGTGCTAGGTCACAAAAGAAAGAAGAAAGGTCTCAAGGGAAAGAAGAATACAATAGCCAAATGAAAGCAATTCAACAATCTTTAGAAGATTATAATCAAGATTCCGATTTAATAGAAATAACCAATTCAATTTTTTCAAGAAATCAAAATCCAAGTGGGACAAGACGCGAAGTTTTAGACAATAAAATCGCAGATCGCGAAATGATTTCACAAAGAGGAGTAAATCCATTTATGCAAACAAGTTATGTGAATGATATTGTTGCTCATGATATGTTTTTGAAACCGATAAATACAACACAAGGCAAAAGTATACAGAAAGGAAATGGGGAAGAAACAGGAAAGGTTCCCTGATAATGAGCGTATGGGGAATACGAACAGAGAAGTGTCTAATGGTTCCATGAAACTACATTTTTTGGCTCCACCTTTCCCAAAGGTTGCAACGAAGTAAGAAAAAATTGAAAATATTTTTCCTTTTTACCTTTTTATATAAAAATGCAATATGGAAACAATTGTTCACACACCTTTATTTTTAGAAAATGCCGATGAATTATTTGAAATTATCCATCGGGAAACAATTTGGTCTAAAGTAAATTATTTTAAGCGACATGTGGCACATTACAATTATAACATAGAAAAATTAAACGCAATTTTGTTAGATATTGAAAGAAACTTTTCAAGAAAAGTTGTCGGTGCATTTCTAAATTATTATGAAGATGGAAATGAATATGCTCCATACCACGCAGATAAATATGGTTGTGACACTTGTTTATTATCATTAGGAACCACACGAACATTAAGATATAAAGAAAATACAACTAAAGAAAATACGGATTTTGTTTTACATAGCGGTGATTTATTATTTATTCCAAATGACATAAATAATAATTATAAACATTCCTTATTGCAAACAAAAAAAGTGAATAAACAAAGAATTTCTATATTAGTGTTTTTACAATAACTTTTGGCTCTTACTCCGTTATAGCAACGCCAGTCCCTTTGGACCTTTTTTAAAAGGTGGAAATATTGGTGTTTTTACAATAACTTTATATTCTACCTTTTGGCTCCACCTTTCCCAAAGGTGGAAAAAAACGCTCTCAAGAGGTTTCGAACCTCTGACCTCTCGGTTAACAGCCGAGTGCTCTACCAACTGAGCTATAAGAGCATATGCGTTCGCAGGGAATCGAACCCTGATATCACCGTTGGCAACGGTGTATTCTACCACTAAATTACAAACGCTTGGATTATGCGGTTAAGATTGTTTTTAAAAAAATATTTTTTGGTTGCTGTTTCTTAACATATAATATATATAGTTTGTCTTTAAGTTGTTTTTTTCTCAAATAATATATTTCTCAGGGAACCTTCCTCTTTTATTTTTACAATGAAATATCCCTTTATTATAAAAAATAAAAAGGAGGGGTTCGGGGAACCATTGGTTCCCTGATAAAAAGCAATTAAATAAAAAGGAGGAGGGGTTCGGGGAACCTCGGTTCCCTGAGAGTTAGATGCTTTTTACACACATAGTATGAAGCAATCTATTTGCTAAATAAGCCAAAAACGAGTTTAATAAAATAAATATAGAATTAATAACAAACATAGCATTAATTTTTTTCATATGGGTAAACATAAAATAAGCAATAGAAACAATGCTTGATACAAACATAACTCCAAATACAATAGATAATGCGTAAAAATAAACGCAATATTCTCTTGGAAGAGGGCCGAAATATTTATTCATAAAAGAATTCATTCTATATATTAAATAAATAGAATATTTTTTATATATAACAAAAAAAACTACTTAAATAAATATTCTTAAATCTTAAATAATAATGAACAATTCTATTTATACAACACAAAATGACTTATTGTTAAAAAACTTATTGTCTTTCTATAAAACAACTGACGAAAATGGGAATATTAATCCAAATAATAATTTAGATAAAATGTTAAGAATTATCACGGGTGAATCAAAAATATCCTTACGCATAGTAGATTGGTTTGCTACCAATTATGCCAAAAAATATTATACATTATATACAATTGAACAAAGTGAAAACAATGTTTCCAGACGATTTAAGGTCTACGATGATTATAAATTACGATTAAAAGCTTACAGCAAATCACGATTTGATCCTTTTTGTAGGTGGCAAAGAATAAGCATTCCATATAAAAATGGAAAATTTATTGAAACCACTATTGGCCAATTAAATTTTTTCAAATGGGCAATTGAAAACAAAGTGATACAATATATCGAAGAAAATTATGACGCAATTGAAAAAGATATGAATAGTCGTAATAGCACTTCGAAACGAAAGGATGCGTTAGGGGACAATACAAAAACACGAAAAAAACGTGAGGAATTATCCATATCGGCTACTAAGAGCATTAAAAAAGAAAAAGTGGAAATAGTGGTAGAGTTTAATTAGAGATATTTTTACATAAAGTAAATTATATTTTACTTTATATATATGCCATTTATTAGTAGTTATAATGGAGCTATGAAAATATTATCGTCAATAGGAAATGGAAAATGTAAAGATAGTTGTAAAACATCATGGATACGCAAATTAAAATACGCATTAAAAACGAAAACAAATCCTTTAGGATTAAACAAAAAACAACGTAAAATTATGACTGAAAAACTTAAAAGTGTTTCTAATAAAAATGCTATAAACCAACATAGCAAAACATTAAAAAAATATAAAAATAGAAAATCTCCGCCATACCCAGCAAATAAAAATTGTAATAAAATACTTGTTGGCAACGATGGGAACAAATATATATCTAAACCAAACAAGAATAACATTTGTTCTTGGAAAAAAATATAAAATAAAAAAAGTTTTACACGAAGTCCAAGCGTTTTTCACTAACATAATATATATATAGTTACTATCCCAAATATCTATTTGCTATTTTTGCCACATCTGTGGGCATTGCACTTAATATATTTCTATTTTTTTTGTCATTAAGATTGCTTAAAAACACTCCTGTTTTTCTGCGCATCCAATTCTTTTTCTTTTTAATTTCTTCTGGGTCTGTCAAGACGTTACAAGTCCAATCAGGACTATCTTCATTCACTATTTCATATTCGGGTTTCAAACTGGCTAACCATTGTGCGACTTCTAGATGCCTATTTAGACAAGCAAAATAAAACGCTTCATTATCTTGAGTTGAAACATTAATGTCTTGACCCCTTTCTTTAGACACTTGGTACAACCATTGCGCTAACTCTAAATACCCCTTATCACACGCTATACGAAATGGGTATTCATTCATACAAGATATATTAATATTTGGGTTGAGTTGTAGTAACCATTGAGCAACTTCTAAATGCCCACCTGCACAAGCCCAAAAAAAGTTAGTATCCGAAATAGGTATATCCTGTCCCCTTTCTCCAGACACTTGGAGCAACCATTGCGCCAATTCTAAATGTCCTTTCGCACAAGCATTATTAAAGACTCCCCAAATATTTTGAAAAATATTAACCTCTGGATTTAATCGCAAATATTCTTGAGCTCCCGTTAAATCACCTTTTTTACACAATTCAACAAATTGTTCATAGTTTCCTCCCTTTTGTCTTTGTTTTAAACGCATTGTTTTTCTTTTTTTACTTTTATATCTTCTTTTAGTCATTGACTTTCGTTTGTTAGTTCGTTTATTTCTATTTTTAATTTTAAATTTACGTTTTTTACCTCCTTTTAGAAGATCGTTAGATGCATAACCTTCAATCCAAGTTTCAATTTCATCCCAATCACGCAAAACAGCTTCCAATTCATCTTTTAATGGACTTTTAGTAAGTGGTAACCATTCAATAATGCCTTGTTTATGTCGTTTAATGTCCATATAAATGCTATCTAATGATTTTTGGTTATACCGTGGATGTTCTTTATTTGTTAATATATCTCGCAGTTCCCTTGCTTTTTCTATATGATTTTTTGAATTTAAAATATAATTTCGGTTCATGCCTGGAGGATATTCCATAATGTATTGTATAATATATCATTAGAAAATACTTTTCTTTACACGTATAATATATGAACGATATACAAAAACGATTTTTATTATTTTTGTTTGGATGTATGGGAACTCGTTTTTTGTTAGTTTATTGGGCAAAAACAACTAACAAAACCTATTTGCAATATATGGGTTATTTAGCGTTATTACCGGCATTTGGATTTTTTTATATTTATTTTACAAATTCAAGAAAGACAGGTGCCGAAGTATTTGGCGATAAAATATGGTGGAATTCGTTAAGACCCATTCACGGAACATTATATTTATTGTTTGCATATAATGCCATAATGGGAAATTCGTATTCCTATCAATTTTTGTTAGTGGATGTTCTTTTTGGACTAACAAGATTTCTTTTATTTCATTATTATGAAGGAAACATAAAGAAATTATTCTTATAATTATTTAAAAATGAAATAATATAAATAATTATGGGAAATTCTCAATCAATGAAAAAAATAAACTTTGAAGATATGCAAACGGTGATTAAACATCCTGAAATGTATTTGATTATCAATACATTGCCTCCTGGGGAACAAAATTGTTTAATTGTGAATACTACTTTGGCTTCCGATGAAGAAACTATTATAAACCAATTTATGAAAGCAAATAAAAATATAAGAGTTATTATTTATGGAAAGAACAGCAATGACGAAACAACTAACAAAAAATATCAACAATTATTATCATTAGGGTTCTATAATATTTATTTGTATACGGGTGGTATGTTTGAATGGTTATTGTTGCAAGATATTTATGGAAAAGAACTATTTCCAACCACAAAAAAAGAATTGGATTTGTTGAAATATAAACCGTCCCAATTATTAAATATTGGATTATTGGAATACTGAATCATTACGGGGGTCCTAAGGGACCCCCGTACGCCCCCATCAACCCAACATTTCCCCCCATCAAATAAAGGGTTCCCTGAAGGGGCGTACGGTGAGACTTTGGCTCTTACTTCGTTTTTTACTTCGTTTAAAACCTTTCCCAAAGGTTTAAACGAAGTAAGAAAAGGAGGGGGTCGGGTCCCTTCGGGAATGGTTCCCTGATAATTTATAAAGATATAATAAGAGACCTATGTATTTATTCAACTTTTGGTTGTTTTTGTTGTTTTTGTCAAGCGTTTTCGCCGAAATAGAATGTCCTAATGTATCTTCCTTTGAAGATAGAAGAAAAGATAAAACCAAATTACGTTTGGTTCAATATAATGTAGAATGGTTATTTATAGATTATTATAAAAACGCGGATTGTCCCGGAAATGGATGTCCATGGCATACACAGACAGACGCCCAAACACATTTATCTTATGTCACAAATGTAATCAAAGAATTAAATCCGGATATAATCCATTTTTGTGAAATAGAAGGATGCGATGAATTGAATGAAATTAAGGAAAATCTAGATACATCTTATATGCCTTATTTGGAGTATGGCACGGACACCGCTACGGGTCAAAATGTAGGAATATTAACCCGTATAGATCCAATAACGAATTTATATAGAAGTGAAGAAAAAGTAGCATATCCAATGAATGGCACAAAATGTGGGTCAACCACGGCTTCCGGAACATCCGGAGTATCTAAACATTTTGTCACGGAATTTTTTATTGAAAACATGAACATTGCACTTATAGGAACTCATTTGTTAGCAATACCGACGGATCCAAGTCGTTGCGTTCAACGAGAAGCACAAGCCCAAGTTTTGCAAAACATTGTTAGTTCCTATATTGACAGAAAGTATGAAATTATATTGATGGGAGATCTAAATGATTTTGATAATGAAGTGTTGGATATAAATTCAAATAAACCAACTTCCAGAGTGTTAGATATATTAAAAGGACTGGATGGGGAAAAAAGAGGAACATATGAACTAACAAATGTTGCTTTAAAAATAAATTCATATGATAGATATAGTGATTGGTGGGATTCTGATAATAATTGCAATACAAGTTCTCAACACGATTTATCTATGATAGACCATATATTAGTCACTTCCAATATTTATAATAAAATAAAAACGGCGTATATTTATCATGGATATGAAGAATATTGCGGAAAATGGAATTCTGACCATTGGCCGATTGTAATCGATATTGCCACTTAAAAAGTTTTTCAATGAAATTTACGGGGGTTTCCTCGTAAGAGGAGGGGTTCGGGGGGGGCGAAGGAAAGGTTCCCTGAAAAGGTTCACTGAATGACATTCATTAAATCGTTATAATTCATTATGAAATAATCATATGGTTCGTTGTTTTTATGTGACAAAAAAATACGTTGTTTTTCTTTATCAAATGTATTTTTTAATCCATCTATATATTTTTTTGAAAGAATGCCTATTCCGATATCGATATTTATTAATCCGTAATAATAATTTGGATGATTATATGCAAATTCAATAAATGCGATATATGTTTCTCCTGACCAACGACCTTTTGTATAAATAGGTCTAGCCATCTTTTTATTGGATGGAAAACAATCATGACATATCATAATTCCGTCGTTCGCCAAATAGGAAGACATTATTTCTAAATCCATTTTACTATTGGTATATAAATGACAACTGTCGATGCATATTAAATCATATTTTTTATTGAATGTTTTTAATTGATTATCTATTTCGTGATGTTTTAATTTTATGGTTGTTTCATGACATGTATATGTTTCTTTTATGTCCGTTTCATATAAAAGTCTCACAATATTTGCATTAGTATTTAAAAAAAGAGAATCAAGCCATGCACCTGTCGTTGGAGTTCTTACTAACAATATTTCCTGATATGCATATTTATTATGCAAATATTCAATTACTTTTGTAATAATGTCTCCATTTTTATATTTTTCGTTGGTTAAAAAAATATCCATAATAGTTTATACTATTTTATACTATTTTATTTACATATTATTAACTAATAATATCAAGAAAACATAGTTTTTCTGATAAATCAAGAAAAAGAGGAGTGGTTCATAGTTCCCCCCGTAAGAGGAGGGGTTCGGGGGGCGTACGGGGGTTTACCCCCGTAAAAATAGATGTATTTGTTCTAACCAATCTTCCACTATTTTTTCATTTTTAAAAATATCCACATCTCCGTCTAAAATCAGTTTATGATTAATAAAATTATCTAAAAATTCCTCATGATATTTATGACAATCTTGTAAATAAGATAGAGGAATAAGTTCTTCTCCTTCTCTTGCCCGATTATGAATTCGTTCATAACATTTTTCTGGATTTGCATTTACATATACGGAATAACTAACAGGATACTCTTTTGCAAATATATCGAACCAATTTAAATATATTTGATAACATACATCTTCCATTTTGTCTTGATCATATAACATTTTTGCAAATACATGTTTATCTGTAAATAAACTGCGTTCGGTTATAATAATGTATTGTTTTATTTCATGATTATGTTCATGACTGTGTATAATTCTTTCAAATTCATCTTTCGTATATTTCTTTTTTTCGTTTTCAATCATATCCACGGTCTCTTTTAATATTTTTAGACGCGAAATATACGCCATCATTTGAAATGCAAAGGAATATTTTTCTTGGTCTCCATAAAATTTTTGCAACATAGTATTTCCTTGTTTGTCTTTGATTTTTTCCCAATCATCTACGGGTTCTCTTAAAAATATAACATTTGTATTTTTGGAATAATATTTCCTCAAGTTTTCTAACAAGGTGGATTTACCGGAACCAATATTTCCTTCAATAGAAACGATTTTATACGACATATATACTTTTAAACAACACTATATTTTTAATATCTTTTTCTTTTCTTTATTTTCAGGGAACCTTTCCTTCGGAATCCCCGAACCCCTCCTCTTTTTTTTCAATTTTTTCAGGGAACCTAGGGTTCCCCGAACCCCTCCTTTTATGATGAAACACCGTTACGCCCCATCCCTTTAGGTCTGAATCATTTTTATAATAAAAAAGTTGTGACGATACTTTTTTCCATATTTTGCAAAAAAATTTGTGTTTTCTTTAGGATGTTTTTTTGTTAGGATTTTATACGAATGAATCCTAATAATTTTACATCAAAAATACATCCTAAATTTTATTGCGAAAAATGTGACTTTAAATGCAGTAAAATGGGTGATTGGAATCGACATATTTTAACGAATAAACATAAAACGCCTAAAAATCCTAATGATTTTACATCAAATTCCATCCATAAAGTATATAGTTGTAAAAATATATATTAAAACAACTTCACAAGTTATGAAAAAAGGTTTCCCTGATAAATATTTCCAAAAAAAGGGGATTTCCAAAAGTTTTTTTGGTTTTTCAAAATTGGACAAAAAAAATGTCCAAAATCGAAAACCCAAAATAACTTTTAGAAAAAAGAACTAAAAATCGACTTGTCACGAGAATGGTCTCAAAAACATTTTTGGAAATAAAAAGTTGTGACGATATTTTTTTTCCAACATTTTTCTTTTTTTCTCGAAATTTCCAGGAACTTAAAATATATAGGAAAAATATAGGATGGTTCCTACATCAAAAAGTTCCGGAAAATACATATGCGAAATATGTCACTATTCATCGTCACGAAAAAGTCAATATGAACGACATTTGGCAACTGATAAACATAAAATCCTACAAAATCCTACATTAAAAAAGTTCCAAAATCCGCAATCCAAACAATATAAGTGTTTTTGTGGAAAAGTGTATAAACATTCCTCGTCAATGTATGCTCATAAAAAGAATTGCAATGGAGACCAATTGGATAAAGACAATTTGATACAACTGTTACTTACACAAAATGGTGAAATGATGAATATCCTTAAAAATGGAATTACAACTACTAATAACAATAATAATACAACTAACAATACAACTAACAATAATAATACAACTAACAATGTGGATGCCAAAACATTTAATTTAAATTTCTTTTTAAATGAAACATGTAAAGATGCCATGAATATTAGTGAATTTGTTAGTTCCATTAAGGTTAGTCTTCAAGATTTAGAGAATACCGGAAAGCAAGGATATGTTCAAGGCATTTCCAATATTATATTAAAAAATCTCAATAATTTGGAACAAAGTTTCCGACCTATTCATTGTAGCGATTCTAAACGAGAAGTGTTTTACATCAAAGAAAACAATGAATGGCAAAAAGAGAATGAAGAGAAACCTCTTTTAACAAAGGCGATTAAAGTCATAGCCAATGAAAATATTAAACAAATTCAACATTGGAGAAATAAATATCCGGATTGCATGGATTATGATTCCAAGAAAAACAATATGTATCTAAAAATTGTTAGTAATTCCATGAATGGATCCACGGAAGAAGAGGGAACCAAAAACATTCACCGAATTATAAGCAATATTGCCAAGGAAGTCACGATTGATAAAACAGTGGATTGAAAAAAAGTATTTTTATATATAAATGCTCTATCTATTAAAAGAAATAACTCCAATTCAAGCCGATTTAATAAAATCATTTGCTATTTTTTATATGTTGTTAGTTGTCAACTATTTAGGAAACACGTTATTTAGTTGTTATCAAATTAATTACATAAAATCGAACAAATGGTTTCAATTTACATTATCTTTTTTTCTATTTTATTTTTTCGTATTGTTAGTTTCTAATACTGGTAATTTAGAATTTACTCCTCCCATTGAGCGTTTAATAAGTTGTTTCTTTTATTTTATAGGTTTTTTGTTTGTAATGCGTTTAGATATGACAATCAATTTAGTCGTATTAGGATTGATTTTTATGATTTATTTTATTGAATTAAATAAGGAATTTTATTTAGATAGAGGAAAAGAGATAAAAGACCCGGAGGAAAAAGATATTTATAATAATAATCGTTTTTGGATAACGATGAATTGGCCTTATCGTGTGCGTTTATTTCCGGTGCATAATGATATGTTTGTTAGTATAAATAAAGTAGAAACCATATTATATTATATGATAATAGGGTTATTAATAATTGGTGTAATATCTTATGCGGGGGAAATACATGATACCGTTAAAAATTCAAATCATTTGACATGGATAGATGTAATAACGGATACGGAAATATGTAAATTAAAAAATAGGAAAAGTTTATGGCATTATTTAAAGGTAGGGATAGGTATGAAATTATGAGGGGTTACGTGTCGGTTGTATCTGCAAAAATATTCGTTTAGATAAAGAATAATATTTATATAAAAATTGAATTGTTTTTTACAAGTTATGAAATAAATATTTATCATAATACAATATACATAAATGGATACTAAAACTGAAATAAATGCAGTTAATAGTGAAATATTAAGTTTTTCAAAAAAAGTTAAAAATCAATTAATTATTAAAAAAGATGAACCTATAAACATTATGGATATTATAGAAAACGATGATAGAAATTTGCTGGAAAATAATCGTATTGTAAATATGGCAAGAATAGATTGGGGGAAAACTATGGCTGTTTCTAATCAATATATACAACGCAATATTTTAAGATATATGTTGGAACCATTTGGATATTCAGTTTATTCAACTGATGATGCTGAGATGCCTTCTATAAATATAGCAAATAATTCACCTGGTTTTGATTTACTTATTGTTACACCAGAAAATAAACATATTCGCATTCAAAGTAAACTTAGACAAGTTGATGGAAAAAGTGATTGTTCGAAACAAACCCATTTTGAGACTACAAGAAGAAATAGTGAAAAAAATAAAGATAAAAATCACACAGGTCATATATGTTATTCATTAGATGAGTTTGATTTAGTTATGATTTCGTTAGTAAATGACAGATTAAATAGAGATAAAATAAAAAATTGTAATTTATGGACTTATTCTTTAATATCTATAAAAGAACTTGAAGATACAGAACATAATTGTTGTTATAGTCACATTAGACCTGAAATTTTACAAAAAAATATAATTAAAATAACAGATGACATCAGAAGTAAAATTTAATGTATAATTTATATACTTTTTAAAAATAACTCTTTACCCTTATCATTTATGTCAAATAATATATATTGTCTATTTTTGTTAATACATGCACGACCTAATGTTCCTGAACCTGCAAATATATCTAAACAAATGTCATTTTCATTTGTATATAGCTGAACAATTCTTTCAACTAATTTAACTGGTTTTTGTGTAGCATAATTTATTTTTTCTCCAGATTGAACATTATTTATATCACACCATATATCTCTTAAAGGTATTCCTTCCATTTCGTCTAAAAATCTTTTTATTCTCGGCAATCCATCTTTATTATATTCTAATCTATTTTCGTTGTGTAATATTTCCATTTTATCTTTAGTAACGTACCATTGTTTATTAAACCCATTCCATACATATCTTAAATTCATCCTTGGATTAACGTCAGGTTGAGCATTATAAATTGCAGTAGTCACATATTCTTTTTTATGTATATCACAAAACTTGACATTAGATTTTTTTTTATATTCCTTATCATACTCAAAGTAAATAGGGTTGAATATTTGATTATTTGTTTTTGAATAAACAATTATAGTATCGTGAAATCTATTGAGTTTATATTTATTTTTAGCATTTCCTCCTGTTTGCCAAACTATTTCGTTTCTAAAATTATTATCACCAAATATTTCATCACACATAAGTCTAAAGTAATGTGATATTTTTGGTTCTATATGTATCACTATCGTTCCTGTATTTTTTAATACTCTATAACATTCGCGTATTCTTAATTTTATAAATTGGATGTATTCATCTTTATTTTTAAACTTATCGTTAAAATCATAAAAATGTCTACCTGTATTATAAGGTGGGTCAAAATATATTAAGTCAATAGTTTCATCTTTTAATTTATTTAACAATACAATATTATCACCAATATAATAATTATTATTAATTATTTCATATTTTTTATCTTCTACATCTTCTTCAATTGTCAGTTCAAACTTTTTTTTTTCAATAGGTTTATTTTCAAGTAAAGCAATTAATTCATCTTTTTTGTTTTTTGAGTTACACTTCTTAATTCCAAGTTCTTCACACTTCTCTAAAAGTTCTGTTTTAGTTAATTTGGTTAAATCCATTTCTTCAACAATACAAGTTATATTACTACTAATATTAGTCATATTATTTAATTCAATTTTTTATTATCTAATAAACAACTTATTATATAATTTATTTTTACACCTGTCACAAATAGCGGTTTAGCTATTAATGAAATCCTCCTAAGAATCCTCCTAAGAATCCTCCTAAGAATCCTCCTAAGAATCCTCCTAAGAATCCTCCTAAGAATCCTCCTAAGAATCCTCCTAAGAATCCTCCTAAGAATCCTCCTAAGAATCCTCCTAAGGAATTTTCTTAAAAAAGAAATCCTCCTAAGAAATTTTCTTAAAAAGTCCCTCCTAAGTATAATAAAATAGTTTTATACATTCTTCATATGTTAAACTATTTTTTCCGAAAATAGCCAATTCATATTGCAAGAGATATTCCATAAATTTTTTATTTGGACATATTTGATTGCGTTTACTTCTTACATATAAAAAAGCTTTTTTGAGATTTAGATTGTAATACTTCATTATATATGCTATGACAAATGTAGATGATCTACTAATTCCCGCTACACAATTCACCAATACAACTTTTTCCGTATGTATAATGTTTCCTATTTCTCGTAAATAGGAAGAAATATCACAATTATAATCATCTGTAAATTCATATTTATAAATAGTAACATTTTTGGATATTATTTTTACACCTTCAGCAACACATATAATACAAGTTATATTGTTCTCTTGAATAAACTGTTCATTATTTGCGTCAAATAAATTGCCTAAATATAATTTATTTTTTATAATTTCACTCATAATATAAATTATATTTTATATTTTATATTTTATTTTATCTATGTCTGTTGATTTTGTGCATCTTTACAACAACAACATTTCTTACAACAGTATTTGCTACAATTAAAACAACTAACAAATGGACATGTTAATACATCCCAAATAGTCGCAAATATACATCCACCCATTGTTCTACACATGGATTTTCCACAATTCTCTTGTTCTGTCATATATTATATTATATTGGAATACTTTTTTTTGAAAAGAGGCAAAGTTCATGAGTATCCCTAAACACCCTCTGTAAATGGGGGCGTACGGGGGTCCCTTAGGACCACCGTAAGGTTATAAATTCAATAAAAAGGTTTCAATAGCGATTTTGATTAATACATTTTTTAAATAAGATAACTTAATTATCTTTTTATTCTCAATGATAAAATTAATATCTTGCTCTAAAACCGCATCAAAATCTGTCATATTGTTTTCTGAAAATAAAGAACTAATTATTTTAACACTTTTTTCCTTAACCATATCTTTATATAGTTTTGAATCCACTTTATTGATAATATACGCGTTGTAAACAATGCTTGTAACCAATATTTTTAGTTCCATGGAATTGATTACGGGATTTAAGCAATTGGATAATTCGTGTTTGACAATGAGTGTAATAACTTGAGTTAAATCTTCCGTATTATGTATTTTCTTGAAACAATTAATAACTATATCATTGGATAATTTAACCACATTTGTCATGGATATTATTTCTTCAAAAGGAGATTTTAATATAGGCACTATTAAATATTTAGGGGTCGATTTAACTAACGCCAATGATTTAGTATCATACATTTTATCATTTTCAGCGATTAATTGTTTGTATGTGGAATTCTTCACGTTTTCAACCGCTTTGTTGTATTGTTCTTTTCTCTCACTTTTACAATTTTCCAAATCATTGTTATTAAAGAATAATCGTAAATCATAAGCCGTGTTCAAAAATAAATACAATAACATACTTGTTTCATCGGCAATAGTTAACATATTCATGGAATTTGCAGTCATATATTGGATCATCGCGTCTTTATATTGAGCGACCATAGCCATATCAAGACCAAATTCATTTATTAAAATGGTTTGAACCATACCCACTACATTATTGTTTAAATTTAGAGATTTTAAATTAGGGTGTTCTCCTAAAAACAATCCTTTTTTTAACCAATTTATTTCTAAATCTCTTAAAGTGGATATATTGCTAGGAATATCATAAAATGTCTTGTAAAACAATAAATTAAAATGAACGGAATCCATAATTTTGTTGTATATATTGTTCCATAAATTAGACATTATTTTTAAATCATTCTGGTTCATTACTCTAAATTTTTTGTTAAAATATAAATTACCATTATCTTCATTAAAATAATGATGAATGCATTCCGCATTTGTTTGGAAGTTAAACTTTGTTTTTAAATTATCTTTTAGATTGTGACACAAATTTGCATTTAAATAAACATTTTGGTCAAAATTCAAAATGAGAGCTAAAACATCCCCTAATTCATTTTTATTGGCAACTCGACCCATTGGTTTACCAATATTTAAATAATGCTCGTTGATAGCAATGCTACCAGATAAAGAAGACGCATCACTGTAAAATGATGTGTAGAAATCGCAGTCTAACTGTGAAGTCATTATAATATATATAAGCAAAAAAATTTTTCCAAAAATATTATTTTAAACGCACAAATATTATTTTTTAAACGCACAACAATATTATTAATATAATTTTTTTACTTATAGGTAAATAACTCGTTAAACTTAATAAATCAATCCCATACATTACGTGTTTCCGTTTATTGTTTTTATCATACATATTAATAAATGAATTTCCTAAACCATTAATTGTATTTATATTATCTTGTTTTTTTTCATTGCGTCGTTTAAATGAATTGTTTATTTTCTTTTTTTGTATAGGTATATTAGGCACGGAATTATTTCTCACAAAAAAAAAAAATAAGTATACATAAATACATCCGAAATATAAGTATACTGTTTATATTTTTGTATATAGGTTATGTCATTTGTTATTTTGCTTATATGCTCTTCATTTAA